ACTGTAATGTTCTGTGCTTTATTTACAATATCATAAATAACTCTTTCTTTAGGAGCATGAACGTATCGAACTTTAATTGTTTCATGCTTATTTCGATTTTTATCGTATCTACCAATAACTACATCATCCATTGCCGCTATAAATTGCGTCAATAAATCACGAATCTCGAAATGAAAGGTTTTATTATACATGTTACTCTAGTATTTAGTAATACTAGAGTAACTTAATATTACATGAATCGTCTTAAGAAATATTTCGGTAATTTTCTAGAATTTCTAATAACAGCTTCTGAAATGTTACCATCTAAAATATATGTAACACATTTATCATTTTTAGTTCGAACACCTCTACCACATGCTTGAATTAAATTGTTAAGCATTTTATTAACATACCAATCTCTATCTTCCTTAAAAAGTCTTTTAATACGTTCATCATGCAATGGCATATAAGCAGCTTTAGTTACTATCTGAAATCTAGCTAAATCCTCTTTCAAATCCACACCATAAGCCATGGAAGGACTCACTAATATAGTTGGTTCGGAACTTTCTATATGCATTTTAAGAATTTTTTCGTTATCAGCACCATCTAAACGAAATATAAATCTAGGATCATCAATGTTATCTCTAAGATATTGAGTTATTTCATTAGTATGTGTATGAATAATACCTTTCACATTTTTATGTGTATTACAAATTTTAAATATGGTATCTTTAATATAAGGCAATTTTTCTCTCAAATTTTTATGATTTAATTTTACATGGTTACTAACATATATTGGAGCATTCTTTGGATCAAATGTAGAATCTACTTCAATATATTTGAAATTTTTAATACCTAATGTTTTGGCAAAATTTTCTGGATCGATAATAGTTGCAGACATTAACAAATTTTTATCACCAAAATCAAATATATGTTTTGCTAAATTATCAACTTTAAGAGGTTTTAACGTCACACCATCTAAATTATATTCAATAACATATTCACATTCTTTCCATGATTCTAATGTTGCTCGCATTTGTCTGAGCATATTATTGAATAATTTAAATCTTTGAATTTCAGAATCTAAATTATCTTTCTTTTTCTTTTTCATAATGATCTTTTTAAGATCATCAATCTCATCACCAAGTTTAAGTACTAAAGTATCTAACCAGATCTTAAACTTTTGATAATTCTCAACAGGAACATCTTTTGGTAGGAATCCCAATCGTTTTAATAGTTTATACGGAAGAAACCTACTAAACATTTTTACCAATTCTTCTTCGACTTCAGAAGCTTCATCACAAATGATATACTCTCTTCTTCTTACATGTTCTGGCAACGACAAATACATACTATAGTTCAGAACCCCAAACTTATTAGTCAATAAATTTCTTCTAGCATTATAATATTCACAAGTAGAATTTAAAATACATTTTTCTTTTAATCCATTCGTAAAAACACAAGGAGCAACATCTACATCATATTTCGGATCTACTTTACACAAATAATTACATTTACCTTTTAAAGCTTTTGAATCATCAAATAATGATGTGTATTGATCTTGTAAACTTTTAGTAATAGTTAAAGCAAAAACCCCAAAAGTTTTTTCATTTAAACAATCTTCTTTTTTTAAGAAATCTCCATAACTATCTAATTTAAAAGCATTGTTTGAATCAATTAAATCTTTGAATTTTTGTGTTACTTCACTAGATACATTAGCTAGTGTTTTAGATAAAAACGATTTACCACTACCAGTGGGTGCACAACAAATTACAAATTTGTATCCTTGTTCAAACGCTTCTTCTATTTGATTAAGTAAATCAATTTGCTGTTGTTGTGGAGTGAAACCTTTTGGAAAATAATCTAATAATGCCATGCAAATACTCTACTACGAAACAACAGACAGATCAAGAGCATTCTTTTCGAAGATGATGATTTTTTGATTATAGAATCTAGATGCAGATTTTTGATTTAAAGAAATTAATCTATAATATAATTCAGAATCTGATTTAGATATTGCGCTTAAAGTATAATTTAAAACAAAATATCCGTTTTCTGATTCAATTGAAAACGGATATGGTATTTCAAACTTTTTTTGTTCTTGATTTGAAGTTTTAAGATAAAGCATTATATAATAATCATTCTTCTTATACAATAACAAATTTCCCTCTTTTATAACTTTTTTATCTAAAGAAAAAACTACATTTCGTTGAAGAAAATATTTAAATAGATCATCTACCACCATTAATGTATTTAAAATATTTTATAAAATTATCAACTACCAAATAGACATCCAACCTAATTTTTCTTGTGGTGTCATAAGATAAAAAGTTTTATTAAATAATTCAATCCAAAACATATATCTTTCTTGTTTTGTTGTTACTGGATAAACATAATTCATATAACATTCATCCATATTAATCATCCGAAATCCCATACTCATTATATCCCAAGCACAAATTAAATTATATTTCTTAGGATCATATGGTGGTGCTTGTGTTGGTGGACGGTAACCTACTTTCATTTTACCGTTATACGAATTTAAAAAATCTAAAGAATTCGTACACAACATTCTTCTGAATGCTTTCTTACCTTCTACTGGATGACGACGCAATACATTAAGTATACAAACATTAGATCTCAATAAAGAATCCAATTCACGATAACCAACTAATTTGTAATTATATTCAGTACCGTATTTATATGGTTTTATTGCTGTTGCCACTTAATTATTTAATCTTTTTTACTAGCAATACCAAACATTCTTTGTTCATTCAAAAACATACCATTTTTAATAGTACCATATCCTTCAATTTCCATATTAGAAACGGTAACACCTTTATCATTTGGAAAAATTACGATATCACCCTTTTTACAATAAGCTACATTAGGACCAGTTAAAATAACTTTAGCTTTTCTCCACGCCTTTGTGTTTACATTTGTAGGTACATACAAACCATTTCTCATAATAGCTGCACCTTGAGCATCTGCAACTTCATCAACAAATTCTACCAACACAATATCATCAAATACAAATGATAATTTATAATCATCTAATCCAAAAAATCCTTCGCTATTTGCATCCAAGTCAATCATACCTTTTTTATGTTTGACGTTGTCCATGTGTGAGGGTAATTCAATTGCCATATTATTAATTACATAATTATTTCATAAAATCAATACATTCTTTTGCTTCTCTTTCTGAAATTTCAAAATTTTTAGCCAAACTTTTAAAATCTGTATTTTCTTGAATTGTTTCAGTTTTTTGTTTTTTAATATATTCTATTTTACGTTTTTTTGATTTGGGAAACATATTAAAACAAAAATCATATTGATCTTGTTTTAATGATAAAACTTCTTTGAATTGATTTGACGTTTGATTGATAATCTGAGCAAGGTCGGGAGAATACATGCTACACCAACGATTAAGCATATACAAATTGAATTGAGTTTCCCTTTCATTGATTTTATTTAGTTTTTTTTTATGAAACAAAACAGAATCTATATAATTAAAAATATTCTCTTCCATATTAAAAGTTTTTTAAAAAATCATCATAAGATATTCTTAGTCCAATGTCAAATGGTGTTTCCTCAAAATCTATTATACTTCTCAATAAATCATTATTTAATTTTTTTCTAGGAGTTCCATCTAATTTAGGGTCACCAGTTTTTATTAATCCTTTATAACCAACTGTTTCAGCTACTTTTTTAGCTAAATCTAAAATAGTAACTTCATAATCAGAACCAGCATTAACCCAATCTGGAGGATTTTCTATTTCTAATAATTTTAAACAAATTTTAGCTAAATCATCTACATATAAAAATTCTCTTTTTGGTGAACCGCTCCCCCAAATTTCAACTTCATTTAAATTATTAAGTTTTGCTGTATGAAATTTATGGAACATACCAGGTATAACATGAGAATTTTCTGGATGATAATTATCGTTCAACCCATATAAATTAGTCGGCATTACAGAATGATATGTTACGCCATATTGTTTCCTATAATATTGACACATTTTCAATCCTGTAATTTTAGAAATTGCATAACCTTCATTAGTTGGTTCTAATTCCGATTGCAATAAATATTCTTCTTTGATTGGTTGTGTAGCAAATTTCGGATATATACAAGAACTTCCTAAAAATAATAATCGTTCAACACCATGTTTATATGAACTGTTTATTAAATTAGAAGATATCATCAAGTTATCATACAAAAAATCAGCAGGATAAGTTTTGTTATATAAAATACCACCAACTTTAGCAGCAGATATAATTACAATATCAGGTTTATTAATTGATATAAATTTATCAACATCATGTTGATTTCTTAAATCAAATAATCTATCATCTGTAATTAAGTTATAATTATCAGCAAATCTACAAATAGCAGATCCAACCATACCTTTATTTCCAGCTACAAATAATTTCTTTTTCATAAAATGTTATTTTGAATTTTAAATTGATTATATCTATTATACCTACCTTGTGTATTATGACTATCTAATGAATCATGATAAAAGATTTCCTCTTCACAAAATATATCATATTCTACATTGTTTATAAAACAATAAACAGATAAAAATCTTTCTAGGTTATGTCCAGACATAATATCATTATTTAAATATTTTAAAAAATCTAATGTAAAACTGTTATTAAAAAAATCTACTAAAAAACCTCTCTCAAAAATAATATTATTAGTAGCTAAACAAAGTTTATTTTTGAAAGTTCTTAATTCTTTTATTTGCTTATCTCTTAAATAATTTAATAATATACTATTGTGTATGTCAGATTTTACTATATAATCTAAAGACATATGGGATATACCATAAAGTTTTCTGTTATTTTTATATACATTTTCATATATATAATCTAATTTATCTGGTTTATTTAAACATACATCATATTCTAATAGAAATACATATTTAAAATTATTTGGAATTAAAATATCTAAATGTTTAGCTATAACGTACCAACCAGTATAAGCTAAATAATTTTTATTATGTTCAATATTATCAGAAAATTTATTACATTGAATTATTTTTTCTGAAGAGAAATCATTTTCATGTTTTCCAACTAAAACGTATTTATAATGTTTGAATGGTTTATATTTTTCATTTTTTTCAAATGAATTAATTATATCAATATTATGAACTACAATTAAGTGTAATATATCATCCATTCTAAATCCTTTCCTTTTTAGCTAATTCCCAATCTGCTTCAGTCATAATAGATACCAATTCTTCAAATTTAACTTTAGGATACCAATCCAATTCTTTTTGAGCTTTTGTAGCATCTCCTAAAAGGAGATCTACCTCAGATGGTCTGAAATATTTAGGATCAACTTTTATTAAAGTTTTTCCAGTTTTTATATCAACGCCTATTTCATTTTCTTGACCTTTAGAATAAAATTCTAAATCTATACCAATATATCTAAAAGACTTTTCACAAAATTCCCTAATAGTATGCGTTTCTCCTGTAGCACACACATAATCATCTGGTGTATCTTTTTGTAAAATTCTCCACATCATATCTGTATATTCTGGAGCATAACCCCAATCACGTTTTGCATCTAAATTTCCTAAATATAAACAATCTTGTAATCCTTCTTTAATTCTTCCCACCGCTCTAGTAATTTTCCTAGATACAAAAGTTTCTCCTCGTCTAGGAGATTCGTGATTAAAAAGTATTCCATTAGAAGCATGAATTCCATATGCTTCTCTATAATTCACAACACACCAATATCCATAGATTTTAGCAACTCCATATGGAGATCTTGGATAAAAAGGAGTTTTTTCGTTTTGTGGTATTTCCTGAACTTTACCATATAATTCAGAAGTTGAAGCTTGATAAAATCTGGTTTTATCTTTTAATCCTACTTCTTTAATAGCATCTAAAAATCTTAAAGTACCAATAGCATCAACTTGTGCTGTATATTCTGGTATATCAAATGATACTTTTACGTGACTTTGTGCTGCTAAATTATAAATTTCATCTGGTGTTATTTTTTCTAGTAATCTATTAATGTTACTAGAATCTGTAACATCACCATAATGTAATTTAAATGTTTCTTTAAAAATTTCATTATGGAAAATATGATCTATCCTAGATGTATTAAATGAAGATGAACGTCTAATTATTCCATGAACTTCATAACCCTTTTCCAAAAGTTGTTCAGCTAAATACGAACCATCTTGTCCTGTAATACCTGTTATTAACGCTTTTTTCATTTTAAAAAATATACCACATCAATACAAAAAATCTAGTCATTATATTTCAAAGGTACACACATACACCAAAAATTTAAAATAATACATGTTTCATTTTTTATCTACTTGTATCAAAAAAGTAGGACAACCATCTTTAGTTATTGCTATTATTTTTTGTTTATATTTAGAACAAAAATCATCAACTGCTTGTCGTATTTGAGTACCTACTATATAATCATGCCCACACAAAATACCTGTATTTTGTAATTTATTAAAAGATAATTCTAAATCACTAGTAACAGCATTGTAAGAATGATCCGCATCAACATAAATCATATCAAAACTATTATCAGCACAAGAATTCAAAAAGTTTGTAGTGTTTTTTCTGATTACTTGTACATTAAAACTTTTCTTATATTTCTCTCTCAAGTCATAGTATACATGTTCCATGTTATCAATAGTTATATGATTATTACCATCTTTATCTCCAGACCCAGAAGATCCTTCCCAAATATCAACCAAATATAATTCTTTTGGATTCATTCTGGAATAAATTTCATTCGCAAATTCCCCTCTAAAGACACCAAGCTCTACAATTCTTAAACCTTTTGGGAGGTGATCTAAAAGATCGTTTCTAGTTTGAAAAGTTTTCATTATTTAGTTTTTTCAAAAATCATAATTTCAGAATATGTATGAATAGCATAAATATCCCCTTGTTTAAAATCCAAAAGTTTTACTTTTGGTGCCACAAAATCATCGAATTGTTTTCTGGTATTATTATAATTTAAATCAGAACTATTATACGACATACCAGGCCAATTTTTAGCAAGTTCTTCAAAATTCGGATAATTAGGATCATCCGCCTCATAGGCACAGCAAGTATCTTCAATACAATATTGACCACTTGGTTTTACATGACTATATAATGCATTAAACGAAGCTATTGTTAATTCATTTATATGACTTGCATCATCAATTACAATATCAAATCCTTCTGGGTAATCACTTTTAATTTTATTTAAAAGTTCTAAATCATCTTGTGAACCTATGTAAATTCTAGTCCTTTCCGTTTGGTATTGAATCTTTTTAGGATCAATATCTAGTCCAATTATTTTGGCATTTGGAAAATATTCCTCCCATGTTCTTAAAGAAGAACCATTCAAAATTCCAATTTCTAAAAAAGTTATTGGCTTTTCTCTTAAATGACTAAAATGTCTTTCATAAGTATGAAGCAAAGATCTACCATTAAAAATATGAGTCCCTCCATTACATCCTGACTTATCTGTTCCGTTTTTATATCCTATTTCTTGTAGAGTTTTATGCATAAAAAGTTTTTTATTGAAAATATTTATAAGGTTATATTAAAACTTCTAGTTTATGCAATTACACTATTAACTAATTTACAAATTTGTAAAACTTCTTCTTCTTCTAATTGATGATTGTTTGGTAAATATAAACCATTATAATGTACTACATCAGCAAAATCAAATTTTTCTTCACCGTATAACTCAACCCAATATGGTTGTTTACCAATTGACCCACAAACCAAAGGTCTAGATGCTACATTATATTCATCTAATGTAGATACCAATTCTTTTATTTTTGGGTGTATAATAGGATAAGCAAAATTAGAATAAAAACAATTATCATAATCTTTAATTTTCCAAAAATTATTTTTTATCTTCTGTTGATACAGAAGATAATTTCTATATCTCTTTTCAGAAAAATCATTAATTTTTTCTAATTGTTGTAATCCTATAAAAGCTTGTAAATCTGTTGATCTTAAATTAAATGCTGGATAATAAAATGTGTATAATGCTCTGAAATTATTTACATTATATTTTGTTCTCAGTTCTCGTTTACTATCTTCATCCAAATCTCTATCCCAACCATGGGATCGTAAAGAAACTAAAAGTTTATATAATTCATAATCATCAGTACTAATCATTCCACCTTCTATAGTGGACATATGATGACCATAAAAAAACGAAAAAGTACTCATCAAACCAAAATTTCCTGTTTTAATACCATCATATGTAGATCCAATAGACTCACAAGAATCTTCTAATAAAATTACATCATATTTTTTACATATATCTAAAATTTCTTGCATTTTATTCGGAAAACCTAATATATGCACTAACATAATTACAGAAGGTTTATTTGCTACAACTAATTCTTCTAAATGTTTTATATCTAAACCTAAAGTATCTTTATCACATTCACATAAAATTGGGTCCATCCCAAACTGAATTGCTGGTGTTACTGTAGTTGTCCAAGATACTGCTGGCAAAATTATTTTATTGTTTTTTAATTTTTTAGATTGTAATAAAGCATATACCATTAATAAATTTGCACTAGATCCAGAATTAACATAAACTGAATATTTTTTACCCAAATATTCAGACCATTTCTTTTCAAATTCAATAGTTAAATCTGATTTAGTTAATTTAGGGTTAGTTTCTAACCAACCTATTAATTTTTTAATAGTATCTAAATCTATTGTATCTCTCACTAAAGGAATGTCTAATTTATTATTCATTTTAATTATTTTAAGTAAAATTTTTTCACTCTATATCATTATACGATTTTAATGATTCTAAATGATTTAAAAATATATTACACTATTTTTTAAATTTATCAAGTTCTTTTTCTTGAAATGATTCATAAACAATTTTATTCAAAAAATCATTTTTAAATGCCTATTTAATATTATGATTAAGAGTTTATTAATATATTTCCCCTATGATGATTTAACAATTGTTGGTATTTCCTTTCTGGATAATTTCCGTATTGAGATGGTTGTATATATAAATTTAAATTATATTTAATTGCTAAATTTGATAATATAGATTGATCATGTCTATGATCTAAAAATATATCAAAATTAGATTTTGTTATATTAGGTAAATCTGAGATTATGTTTTCGTTTTCAGAAAACTTTTTGAAATCTTTTAAAAAATTCTCAACATATCCACATTTTTTAAATAACATGCTAGATGCATCAACTTGATATGCATCATGATATTTCTTATCATCACAATCCATTAATACAAAACAATCACGTTTAGTCCATCTTTTATTTAAATGTATAGTCCATTTCATATATTGTGGATCAATACCTCTATTATCAAATAAAACTATATTATCTTTTTTACATAATTCTATAATAGGATTCAAATGATTAATTATTTTAATACCACTATCTAGATATATAATAATATCATTTTCTTCTAAAGAATCAAAAGTTTGCTTTAATATTTGAGATTTCCACATCCAATAACCATAACCTCTAACATTTTTATCTAGTAAATTTTTGTATTTATTTTTATAATCAACATCCAAATTTTCTGGAGA